TCTTCAATAATAACTTTAGTTACATTGAACAGATTACGGATTACATTAATGAATTATTAGATGCTCAAGAAAAAGGTGAATTGGATTACAGTTTATGTTTTATTTGGGATTCAGTTGGTTCAGTTCCTTGTAAGATGACTTACGAAGGTAAAGGTGGTAAACAACACAACGCAGCAGTTCTTGCTGACAAGATTGGTATGGGTATTAACCAACGTATTTCAGGTTCAAGAAAATCAGATTCAAAACACGAGAATACTTTAATCATTATCAATCAACCTTGGGTTGAATTACCTGATAATCCATTTGGTCAACCAAAGATTAAAGCAAAAGGTGGTGAAGCGATTTGGTTGAACTCATCTTTGGTGTTCTTATTTGGAAATCAAAAAGGTGCTGGTACAAACAAAATTTCTGCAACCAAAGACAAACGAACTGTTAAGTTTGCAATCCGTACAAAAGTTTCTGTTATGAAAAACCACATTAATGGTTTGGGATATGAGGATGGTAAAATTATTGTTACCCCCCACGGTTTCTTGGCAGGGAAAGATGCGACTGAAGAGAAGGCTTCGATTGAGGCTTACAAGAAAGAACATGCTGATTATTGGAAAGAAATAATTGGTGTTGATGGTGATTTTGAATTAAGTGAATCTGCCGAATTGGCATAATAAAATAAATGTGAAGACACTTTTAGTTGATGGTGATAACCTATTTAAGATTGGGTTTCATGGAGTTAGAGACTTATTTGTAGAAGGTAACCACATTGGGGGTGTCTTCCACTTTATTAACACATTACGAAAACAAATTGATGAACACAACTACGACAAAGTTCTCGTATTTTGGGACGGTGACGACAACGCATCCGTGCGTCGTGAATTATATCCTAATTACAAATTAAATAGAAGACAAGATATGAACGAGTACAAACTCGAATCATATCATAGCCAAAAAGCACGAGTTAAAGAATACATTGAGGAGTGTTTTATTCGTCAGGTAAGAGTAGATAAGAATGAGTCTGATGACTTGATAGCCCACTACTGTAAAATAGCTGTAGACGAGAAAAAAACGATACTATCTGCTGATAAAGACTTACTACAGTTGGTGGATGAAAACACAACCATATATTCTCCAATTGCTAAAGTATTCTATACACACGGTAAGAAGGTAAAGATTGGTACATATGAAATGCCGTCTTGTAATATTTTACCATATAAAATCATAACTGGTGATAAGTCCGATAATATTAACGGAATATATTATTTCGGTGAAAAAACATTAATCAAATATTTTCCTGAGTTCCTTGACAAACCTGTCAAGATTAGTGATATTTTACTAAAGGCAGAACAACTGCTGAAAGAAGACGAAAAAAACACGGCACTTAAAAACTTAGTTAGTGGAAAAACAAAAGACGGAATACTCGGAGAGAAATTTTTTCAGATTAATGAAAAAATTGTGGACCTACAAAACCCAATCATTTCTGATGAGGGTAAAGGAGTTGTTGAACAATATTATGCCGACACTTTAGACCCTGAAGGTAGGGGTTACAAAAACTTAATACGTATGATGACAAATGACGGGTTCTTCAAGTACCTTGGAAAAAGTGACGATGAGTTTTTGAGATTTATCCAACCGTTTATGAAACTTACAAGAAAAGAAAAAAGAAAATTTAGAGAAGACAAATAACACACTATAATAAAAAAAATATGAAAGAAACAGATGTAATTAAAATGGAATTCCTTATCACTCTGAATGACAACATTGTTATTCAAAGGTATTTCAATGTCCGTGGGTACAATCCGATTGCTAAGAACTCGTTGAATGTATCCTACTACCTAAAAGACTTCGTTGCTCAATTTGAGTACGACCAAAAAATGCGTTCAGTTGTCTATCTTTTAGAGAACCAAGAACAAATTTCTGAAGACCCAAATGTTCTAGAAACGTCAAATACTAGTGGTCCCGAAATTTTTAATTTTTATATTAAAGTCGGTGAACAGACAATTTGTCATAGAATATTAAACGCCAAAATTTTACCACCTAAAATAAGATACACCGTAGACATACGCCAGCAAGTAAAAAGTGTATTAAAGGACTTGACTGACATTTTTTCAGGTGAAAATTTTGTTACAACTTACATGAATTATAGCTTGGTATAATAGTATTTATCAAGACCAGTAAAAGGAATAAAAAATTATGTCAAACAAGAACTTCGAATATCTAGGTAATACATTTCAACTTCAACTACTAAATCAAATCATTTTAGACAAAGATTTCGCACATTCTATCATTGACGTAATTGAACCATCACACTTTGAAAACAGATACTTCAAAACATTACTCCAACTCATAAAGGAGTATTATGTGAAGTATGACTGTACTCCCTCTTTTGAAACTCTTTCACAAATGGTGAAGAGTGAGTTTCCTCAAGAGTTAATGTTAAAAATTCTTAACGATACCATTAAACAAGTAAAAGACGCACCGACTGAAGGAGCGTCTTTCGTACAAGAGAAATCTCTTAAGTTCTGTAAACAACAAGAGTTACAGAAGGCGATTACAAAATCACAAAAAATTCTTGACAATGGTGAATTTGAAAACTATGACAAACTTGAGGAGTTGGTTAGAACCGCATTACAAGTCGGTGAAAACAATAACAAAATTGAGGACGTATTTACAAATTTAGATGACGTATTAAATGAAGACTTCCGTCATCCAATTCCTATGGGAATTACAGGGATTGATAAACTTCTTAAAGGTGGATTAGCAAAGGGAGAACTCGGTGTAATCTTGGCACCAACTGGGGTAGGTAAAACTACGGTTCTTTCTAAAATTGCTAATACGGCATTTAACAATGGATACGATGTATTACAGTTGTTTTTTGAAGACAATCCAAAAGTAATTCAAAGAAAACACTTCACTATGTGGACGGGTATTGCTCCTGATTTATTACCACTACATAGAGAAGAAGTTTTAGAAAAGGCACGTGTGGTAAGAGAAGAAATGACAAATAAGTTATTTCTAAAAAAATTACCTTCAGACCAACACACTATGACCCAAATCAAAAACATGATTCGTAAGATGATTGCTGATGGTCATAATATCGACATGATAGTTATGGACTATATCGATTGTGTTGTACCCGATAAAAACTTGGGTGATGAATGGAAAAGTGAAGGTTCAGTTATGAGAGGGTTTGAGGCGTTATGTCACGAACTAGGAGTTGTGGGTTGGACCGCAACACAGGGTAACAGAAGCTCTATATCTTCTGAGGTTGTAACCACCGACCAAATGGGTGGTTCTATTAAAAAGGCACAAGTTGGACACGTTATCATTTCCGTGGCTAAAACTTTACAACAAAAAGAAATGAATTTGGCAACCATCGCTATTACCAAATCACGTTTGGGTAAAGACGGGGTTGTATTTGAAAACTGTAAATTCGATAATGAGCTTCTCGAAATTGATACTGAAAGTTCGGTTACTTTCTTAGGATTTGAAGAAAAGAAAGAAGAACAAAAACGAGATAGAATTAAAGAATTGATGGAACGAAGAAAACAAAAGGAGCAAGAAACTAACTTGAATTAACAAACAAAAAAATTATAATTAAACAAAATGGACGCATCACAAAAGATATTGTCAGACTTAACTGTCTACATGAAGTACGCAAAATTCATCCCTGAGTTGGAAAGAAGAGAAACTTGGGAAGAATTGGTAACAAGAAACATGAACATGCACATCAAGAAATACCCACACATCGCAGGTGAAATTGTGGACGTATACAAGTATGTGTATGATAAAAAAGTATTACCTTCAATGAGGTCAATGCAATTTGGTGGTAAACCAATTGAGATTTCTCCAAACAGAATCTACAACTGTGCTTACCTTCCTATTGACCACTTGGACGCATTCTCAGAAACAATGTTCTTGTTGTTGGGTGGAACTGGTGTTGGATACTCAGTTCAAAAACATCACGTAGAGAAACTTCCTGAAATTAGAAAACCTAACCCAAATAGAACAAGAAGATTCTTGGTTGGTGATTCTATTGAAGGTTGGGCTGACGCAATTAAAGTATTAATGAAATCTTACTTTGGCGAGAACTTGTCAACACCTGAATTTGATTTTTCAGATGTTAGACCAAAAGGGGCTCAACTTGTAACATCAGGTGGTAAAGCACCGGGTCCTCAACCATTGAAAGATTGTATCCACAAATTGAAAGGTATGTTGGATGCTAAAGAAGATGGTGAAAAATTATCACCGATTGAAGTACACGATATGGTATGTCACATTGCAGATGCAGTTCTTGCAGGTGGTATTCGTAGAGCGGCTTTGATATCATTGTTCTCAGCTGATGACAACGATATGATTGCTTGTAAGTCAGGTGCTTGGTGGGAAACAAACCCACAAAGAGGTAGAGCTAACAACTCAGCGGCTTTGGTTAGACACAAAATCACAAAAGATTTCTTTATGGATTTGTGGAAAAGAGTTGAAGCATCGGGAGCTGGTGAACCTGGTATCTACTTCACAAACGATAAAGATTGGGGAACAAACCCATGTTGTGAAATTGCATTGAGACCAAATCAATTCTGTAACTTGTGTGAGGTAAATGTTTCTGACATTGAATCACAAGAGGATTTGAACAACCGTGTTAAAGCTGCGGCTTTTATCGGGACACTTCAAGCAGGTTACACTGATTTCCATTACTTGAGAGATATTTGGAAACGTACAACTGAAAAAGAAGCGTTGATTGGTGTATCTATGACAGGTATCGGTTCAGGTGTTGTATTGGGTTACAATATGAAAGAAGCTGCTAAACTTGTTAAAGAAGAAAACGCAAGAGTTGCTGAGTTGATTGGTGTTAACAAGTCGGCTCGTACAACTACTGTAAAACCTGCTGGGACAACATCTCTGACATTGGGAACATCTTCAGGTATCCACGCATGGCACAACGATTACTACATCCGTAGAGTCCGTGTTGGTAAGAATGAGGCAATTTACCAATACTTGTCTATCTACCACCCTGAGTTGGTTGAAGATGAATTCTTCCGTCCACACGATACCGCTGTTATTTCGGTTCCACAAAAATCTCCTGAAGGGGCTATTTTGAGAACAGAATCTCCATTCCAATTGTTAGACCGTGTTAAGAAAATTACACAAGAGTGGGTAAGACCTGGTCACAGAAGTGGTTCTAACACACACAACGTATCGGCAACAATCAGTTTGAAAAATGAAGATTGGGAATTGGCTGGTGAGTGGATGTGGGAAAACCGTGACTTTTACAATGGTTTATCAGTATTACCTTACGATGGTGGAAGTTACATTCAAGCACCATTTGAAGATTGTACAAAAGAAGAGTACGAAAGATTATTCGCTAAACTTCATACAATTGACTTATCAAAAGTGGTTGAATTACAAGACAACACAGATTTGAGTGGTGAGTTGGCATGTGCTGGTGGAGCTTGTGAAATTAAATAAAGAAGATATAAAAACATCTATTGAGGGGGGAAGTGAACAACTTTCCCCTTCTTCTTTTTATATTGAAAACGGAAAATATGTTTTTACTAAAGAATTCCATTTAAGTCGAGGACATTGTTGTGGTTCAGGTTGTAGACACTGTCCTTTTTTTCCTGCTCACAAAAAAGGAAACACAACTATATTTATAGACAATGGCTAATGGTAAAACATATGGTTTAAGTTTCCCCTTTGTTGAT